TTTTATCTTCCGTAAACTGAAAGAGTTGGAAAGAATGAAAACGAACGAAAAGAGGTGAGAAGATGGGAAGACCACGGAACCCGGAACGGGACAAGTCAATGCAACGCTATCTGGACGCATACGGCAAGATTGAAACAGCGGAACTGGCGAAACTGGCAGGGGTGCCAGAAGTACGGATAAGAAAATGGAAGTCAGAAGACGGCTGGGACGAAGCCTTGAAAAAGAAGCCTAAAAAAAGAGGTGGACAAAAAGGCAATAAAAATGCTGCGGGAAAAACCCCGGCAAAAAAGGGGAACAAAAACGCCGTCACACATGGAGCCTTTGCGCAGGCAGGCTATGAAGACATAGACCCAGAGCAGGCGGCAGCAATACAGAACATGGGTACACCGTCCGCAATGTCACAAATGATGGAGGAATTGCAGGCATTGTATCTGCGCAAAGCCTATCTGGAAAGCCTATTGAAAGAGTATGAAAGCCCGGAAGCAGGCGGCTTTTACACAGATAAAATAGTACACATGATTGTACCAAAGAGCATGGAAGAAAGACAGCAGGAAGAGGACTGCGGCATGGAACACCAGCAGTGCGCAGACCCAGAGGGAAGCAAGACAGAAACATATAAAACAGCCATGAAGTCTGTCATTAAGTCCAGCTCATTTGAAAGAGCAATGAAAGTGGAAGCCGAACTAAACAAGCTACATGGGCGTATCATCAAGCAGCTGGACAGTATCAAGGCGTATGAGTTAGAGGACAGACGCTTGCAGCTTGCAGAAAAGCAACTTGAATTGAACAAACAGAAGCTAACGGGAGAATTTGAGATTAACCCGGATGGAAGCACCGAAAACGACGAAATCACAGACGTTGTGGACGACGTTTGATAGGTTCTTCCGGAGGTCTGGAAGCACTGCGGGTACGGCGAAGCCCAAAACCTGCCCAGATATAATTTTGAAAATTCCATTTCCGCTTCCGACCCGGTAAAAAATAAAGGGGTATGGGCTAAAAAAGAAAAAATGTGACCAATTCGGACACAAAAGAAAGGGGGTGCGGTTTTTGAAAGCGTACACTTCAAAGGCGGTTGCCGCTTGGCTGGATATTTCAGAACGCAGAGTGCGCCAGCTGCGTGACGAAAAGGTTATAACGGAAATCAGACCGGGGCTGTACGACTTGAAGACCGTAAACCACCAGTACATAAATTATTTGCGCAAAAACAACCCGGAAAGTGAAAGTGCAATAGATTACAACGCAGAACGTGCAAAGCTGGTCAGAGCAAAAAGAGAAGCACAAGAACTGGAATTGCAGCTGCGCAGAAATGAGGTACACACCACAGAGGACGTGGAACAGGTAATGACAGACACACTTGTTAGGTTCAAAACAAGGCTTATGGCTATACCTGCAAAGTTAAGCCCCATTTTATCAAAGAAAAAGGACCAGACAGAAATATTTAAGCTGCTGAAAAGCGCCATTGATGAAGTGCTGGAAGAACTTTCAGACTTTCAGACAGTGTTTGGGTATGGTGTAGACAATGAAGAAAAACACAGTTGATATGTTCACACGGATTTTCAAAGTGCTACAACCACCGCCGGAAATGACACTTTCGCAGTGGGCAGATAAGTTCCGCAGACTGTCTGCCGGGTCTTCCGCAGAGCCGGGACGCTGGAAGACAGCAAAGGCGCCGTATCAAAAAGAGATTATGGACGCCATAACAGATATTACAATAAAAAAAGTTGTGATTATGTCAGCAGCGCAGGTGGGAAAGACAGACGCAATGGTATTGAACCCTATTGGATATTATGTGCATTATGACCCATCACCGATTATGGTTATACAGCCGACAATAGACATGGCAGAGAAGTTTTCAAAAGAAAAGCTGTCACCTATGCTGCGTGATACGCCCGTACTTGCGGACCGTATCAACGAAAAGAGCCGCAACAGCGGTAATACAATCATGCAAAAGATATTTCCGGGCGGCTTTATAACGATTGCAGGAGCGAACAGCCCAACAGGACTGCGAAGCCACACAATCAGAATATTGCTTGCAGACGAGATAGACGCATACCCAGCCAGCGCAGGAAAAGAGGGCGACCCACTTTTACTGGCTTCAAAGCGTCAGACTACATTCTGGAATAAAAAGCAGGTGGACATTTCAACACCAACAGTCAAAGGGGCTTCCAGAATAGAAGTGGAATATGAAAACAGCAGCCGGGGAGAATGGAACGCACCGTGCCCGTGCTGCGGAGAACTGCAACCGCTGGTCTGGTCAAATGTTGTGTTCGACAAAAACGACCTATCAGAAATCAGATACGCTTGCAGCAAGTGCGGCGTCATATCCAGTGAAGCAGAATGGAAAGAACACTTTATTGATGGAACCTTTGTGCATGAAGACCCAGACAACCCCGTGCGTGGGTTCCACTTGAACACGCTTGCTTCCACATTGACCACATGGCAAGAAGTTGTTGAAAAGTTTCTGACGGCAAATGACCAGATGAAAAAAGGCAACGTGGAACTTATGAAAGTATGGACTAATACCGAAATGGGGCAAACGTGGGAAGAAGACGGGGAAACCATAGAAGACGACGAACTGATGAAGCGCCGGGAGAAATACAAGTGTGAAGTACCAGAAGAAGTGCTGTACTTGACAGCTGGCGTAGATACGCAGGACGACAGATTTGAAATTGAAGTTGTGGGCTGGGGTCCAGAATATGAAAGCTGGGGCATTAGGTATGCGGCAATATACGGCGACAATTCAGACATCAACAATCAAGTCTGGCAAGACCTTGACACATTCTTATTGCAGACCTTTGAAAAACCGGACGGAACGAAAATGAAGCTGTCATGCGTCTGCATTGACAGTGGAGGACACAGAACCAATCAAGTATATAAATTCTGCAAAGCCCGGTTCAATCGCAGAGTATTTGCAATCAAAGGTTCAAACGATAGCGCCGCAGCGTATATCCAGAAGCCGTCAAAAAGCAACCGTGAGGGCGCATATCTTTTCACACTGGGAGTTGATACCGGGAAAAGCCTGCTTATGGACAGACTAAAGTTGGAGGAAGAGGGACCCGGCTTTTGCCATTTTCCGAAAGAAGAGGGCAAGGGATATGACGAAAAGTATTTCAAGGGCTTAACGTCGGAAAAAAAGGTAATGCGCTACAAAATGGGAAGACCGTATTTTGCGTGGGAACTGAAAGACAAAGGCGAACACAAACGAAATGAAGCGCTGGACTGCCGGAACTATGCAACGGCAGCTATTGAAATTATCAATGTACCATTGAAGAAACCGGACAAAAAGAAAGAAGCCACGGCAGCAAAGAAAATTGTAAAACGTGGCAGAAGAAGAAGTGGAGGAATATTATAAATGGCAGGAATTACACTGGAAACAGCAAAAAGACACCTTGACGCATGGCTGGAAGCGGAACTGGCGGTGACAAACGCCCAGTCCTACACAATAGGCAGCAGAACAATGACGAAAGCAAATCTGACCGAAATTAGGAAGTCTATTGAATATTGGCAAGGGAAAGTCACTGCGCTTGAAAATGCGGCAAAATATGGCGGCAGGAACCGTGCAAAACGATTTGTACCACGGGATTTATAAAAATATAAAAACCTCTTGACTTACGGTGACACAAAAGTTATTATATATGTGTCACCAAAAGAAAGGGGGTTTTTATATTTGTCACCCAGAACAGGAAGACCAACAAATGACCCTAAAACGCATGAAACAAGAATAAGAATGTCAGACAAGGAAGTTGGAAAGCTGGAATATTGCTGCGAAAAAACGGGAATGTCAAAAGCAGACGTTATAAGACGGGGAATTGAACTGGTCTATAAAGAAGTGTCAGAGAAATAAAAAAGTGGCGCACCACCGACCAAAGTAATTGCGCCACTTTAGAGCATTGCAACCCACATGGGCTACACTCATATAGTACCACGGGTTGCAGACACTTTCAATCATTTTTGAAAGGAGCATTGCACATGGGAAAAATTATAGAGTTTCCACAGAATAGTATTGTGCCAGATTATTTGCCACAAACAGAGGGAATGGAACTATATTTCAGATTTTATAAAAATTGCAGTGGACAGTTGAAAGAATATATACTGGAAAGAATAGGGAATGATATATCACAAACATGGGATAATAGAAACTTTTGGAAAACAACAGAGCCAACAGACGCACTGGAACTGATAGGGTATGCGTCAGCAAAGAAAATACTAAAGACGACGAAAGCAACGGCAGATTATTACAAAAAACTGTCAGAGATTATAGAAAAATACGGTTTGGAGGTGCTAAAGAGTGCCAAAACGAATTGATTTGACTGGAAAAAAGTTCGGAAGACTTACAGTGATTTCATTTGCTGGAACAGATAAAAACGGAAAAGCATTGTGGCATTGCCAGTGCGAGTGCGGAAATAAAACAATAGTTCGCTTGGACAGGCTAAGAAGTGGAGAGACGAAAAGCTGCGGTTGCGCCGCAAAGTTTGACTTGAAAGGGCAGCAGTTCGGAAGACTTACAGTGATTTCATTTGCTGGAACAGATAAAAACGGGAAAGCATTGTGGAATTGCCAATGCGAGTGCGGGAACAAAACAACAGTCCGTTTGGATAAATTGAGTAACGGAGAAACAAAGAGTTGTGGTTGTATCAGAAGAGAGAAAACAAGAAAAAGGGCTACAACGCATGGAAACAGCAAAAAGAGATTATATAGAATATGGCGTGGAATTTTGCATAGAACAGGAAATGAGAATGCCATAGAATACGACAGATACGGAGGTAGAGGGATTTACATATGCAAAGAATGGAAAGAAAGTTTTGAAGAATTTGAAAAATGGGCTTTAGAAAATGGATACACAGGCAAAATGACAATAGACAGAATGGACAATGACAAAGGGTACAGTCCGGAGAATTGCAGGTGGACAGACTGGAAAACGCAAGAAAACAATAAAAGCAATGTAAAAAAATATGAGTACAAAGGAAAATTAAAAACAATAACAGAATTAGCGGAAATGGCAGATATAAGAACAGACACGCTAAGAGAACGAATAAAAAGGGGAATGGATATACAAAAAGCAGTTGAAACACCAGTAAGAGGAAAAAACGTGGGGTATAAGCCGTACTAAGCAAAAATTGCCCGAAATTGCATGAAAAGGGCAAAGATTGCACACCATTGCCCGAAAAATAATGATAATATATAGACTGAAAGAAAGTAAAAAACAAGGAAAGCAGCTGTAAAAGGCTGCTTTTTTCATGCAATAAAGGAGGTGAAAGCGTGGGAATTGCAGCGGGAATTGATAAGGCAATAGCAGTCATAGCACCGCAAGCAGCACTGAAAAGAACGGTTGCAAGGCAGAAAATGCAGATTTTGGACAGCGGGTATGGCAATTATGGCGCCAGCGTCACAAAGAAATCACTTGCAGGCTGGCTTCATGCAGGCGGTAGCAGTCGTGAGGACATAGAAGACAATGTATCTGTATTGCGCCAGCGTACCCGTGATTTATACATGGGCGTGCCGCTGGCAAACGGGGCAGTCAAAACCATGCGCACCAACATTGTTGGACGTGGGCTGCGGTTGAAATCGACCATTGACGCAGAAACGCTGGGAATTTCACCAGAAGAACGCCGGAACCTTGAAAAAAAGATTGAAAAAGAGTGGTCTATCTGGGCTGAAAGCAATGATTGCGATATGTCAAGGATAGACAACTTTTACGAGTTGCAGCAGTTGGCTTTTATGAACTGGCTTATTTCTGGGGATTGTCTGGCGGTATTGCCAGTCAAACCACGAATAAACCAGCCGTATGACCTGCGTGTGCAGCTGATAGAAGCAGACAGACTTTGCAGCCCGGACAACTGCGACACCATAGACAACAAGATTGTTGGGGGTGTAGAGGTTGACAAGTCCGGGGAAGTGATAGCGTATCACATAGCGAACCACCACCCGTTGTCATACGCATACAATGACATAAGCTGGCAGAGGGTTGAAGCATACGGACAAAAGACCGGAAGAAGAAACGTGCTTCACATGATGAACCGGGAAAGAATAGGACAGCGCAGGGGTGTTCCGTTCCTTGCACCAGTTATTGAAAGTTTGAAACAGCTTGGAAGATACACGGACGCAGAGCTTGTGGCTGCGGTTGTGTCTGGTATGTTTACCATTTTCATTGAAAAGGCAGACGCAAGCGCAGAAGACGCCATAGGAAGTATGCTGCCGGAAGAAGTGCAGGTGGACGCAGAAGACGAAAGCACCATTGAACTTGCGCCGGGCGCCGTTATCGACTTAAACGAGGGCGAGAAAGCACACGACACGAACCCCGGAAGACCGAACGCTAATTTTGGCGGCTTTGTGGAAGCAATATGCCAGCAGATAGGCGCAGCACTTGAAATTCCGTATGAATTACTTGTGAAGCGCTTTAATTCCAGCTATACAGCCAGCAAAGGCGCACTGGAAGAAGCGTGGAAAATGTTTAATATGTACCGTGACTGGCTATCAGCGGACTTTTGCCAGCCAGTGTACGAAGAATGGCTGACGGAAGCGGTAGCAAAAGGACGTATCAAAGCACCGGGCTTTTTCACTGACCCAGCAATCAGAAAAGCATATTGCGGGGCGAAATGGAACGGACCTGCAAAGGGTATGTTAGACCCGGTAAAAGAAGTAACAGCCGCAGAAAAGCGGGTGCAGAACGGCTTTAGCACACGAAGCGACGAAACAATGCAAATGACGGGCACAAGCTACTACAACAATATTGAACAACTGAAACACGAAGAAAAAGAGTTAAGAGAGGTGAAGAAAATTGCCAATGCCAATGCAAACAAGCCAAAATCCCCAGCAGCCGCAGCAGGCGCAGGGAATGAACCAGCAGCAGGACAACAGGACGCCGGGCAATCCATACGGAGTGACGACAAATAAATTCTGGAATTTTATTCCAGCAACAGGCGACAAACCACCAGAACTGCTTTTATACGGCGCAATAAGCAGCCAGCAGTCATGGTGGGAAGACAGGGTGACGCCACAGCAATTCAATCAAGAACTTGCGGCGCTTGGTGATGTGCCGGAAATTATAGTGCGCATTAACAGCGGCGGCGGTGATGTGTTCGCAGCAAATGCAATTTTTACGAGATTGAAAGATTGTTCAGCTAAAGTGACAGTCAAAATTGATGGCTGGGCGGCAAGCGCTGCCACAATCATTGCTATGGCTGGCGACACAATCAAGATTGCCAGAAACGGCGTGTTTATGATACATGACCCAGCAATGACAGTCTGGGACACTTTCAGAGCAGAAGACTTTTTGAAGATGGCTGATGAACTGAAAGTGATTAAACAAAGCATTGTCAATACATACGCCAGCAAGACTGGCAAAAAAACAGAAGACATAGAACAGCTTATGTCAAACGAAACATGGTGGACGGGCGACATTGCCGTTGAAAACGGCTTTTGTGATGAATTGATGTTTGAAGACAGCACAACAGTTGTTGAAAATTCTTCAAAAATCGTTGTCAATTCAGTAGCTATTGACGTTTCCATGTTCAAGAGTATTCCAACCCAGTTATTAAACAGCCCGCACAATCAAAATCCGGGTAGTTTAGTAAATAGTGCAACAGAACCTATCAACAAGCCAAAAGAAAAGGAGGAACCAGAAATGGCAGCACCAGAAAACAAAATCACAACGGTTGACGCACTAAAAGCCGCATACCCGGATTTAGTAGCGACAATCCAGAACGAAGCCGCAGCCACAGAACGTGCCAGAATTAAAGGCATTGAAGACTTGGCAAACGGCAACTATGCAGCACTTGCGACAGACGCAAAGTTTGAAAACCCTATTTCTGCGCAGGAACTTGCAGTGAAAATCATTGCAGAGCAGAACAAAGCGGGTGGAACTTACATTCAGAACCGCCAGCAGGACGCACAGGACAGCGGGGCAAACAATGTATCTGGCGTAACACCGGAAGACAACGCAGGCGGTGACGGAAAAGACCCGTTCAATGCCGCTATTGACAAGTTGTTTCCAGATACAAAATAAGGAGGTAGCGCAAAATGAGTGAATACGCAGTAGAGAAGAGAGAAACAGCGCCAAAGAATTTCTTTGCTGGCGACTTCCCAACAGTACCGGAAACGGGAGTTGCAGGCGCAGAAATCAAAGAATATGCACCAGTAATGGTTGACACAGAGAACGAAAACAAAATCATTCCGGTTGCTACAACAAAAGAAGCGAACGCAATCGGAATTTCTGCGGCAGCAGCAGGAAAGGGCGAACCAGTCACATATTATTTGACAGGTGAGTTTTTCGCTGACGCATTAAACCTTGAAGTAAGCGCAGATTTAGCAAAAATCAAAGAAGCACTGCGAAAAGTATCAATCTTTTTGAAGTAAGGAGGATAAAACAATCATGGCAAATGAAGTATCTATTTACGAACCACGAACAATGGGCAGAGTGGTTCAGAAGTTACCGCCCGTGCGTACTTTTTTCAGAAGTACATTTTTCAAACATGAAGAAACATTCGTGACAAAGAATGTTGATGTTGATTTCAAGAAAGGAAGCAGAAAGGTTGCACCGTTTGTCAGCCGTGTAATTGGTGGAAAGGTAGTGCCAAACACTGGCTATGAAACAAAGACCTACACACCGCCTTTAGTTGCACCGGAAAAGGTCACAACGGTTGACGACCTTTTACAGCGCAGACCGGGTGAAAGCCTTTATTCTGGCAGAACACCTGCGGAACGTGCAGTGCTTAAAATGGCTGATGATTTCAAGGAACTGCGAGAAATGATTTTACGCCGTGAAGAGTTAATGTGCGTACAGACCATTTTTACTGGCACAATCCCTATCATTGGCGACGGAGTAAATGAAGTGATTGACTTCTCTTTTACAAACAAAGAGAAAATCACAACAGCAGCGAAGAAGTGGACTGCTGACACTTCCGACCCTATCGCAGATTTGAAGCGCTGGCACGAAACCGTACAGAAGACCGGATTTGTAAACTGTGATATTTGTGTTATGGGTGGCGACGTTGCAAATGCGTTTGTAAATCATGCAAAGGTGCAGAAAATGCTTGATGTGAAAAACTTCAATCTTGCGGTTATACAGCCTAAACAGTTACCGAACGGCGTCACATACCTTGGAACCATTCACGAACTGGGACTTGATATTTACAAGTACAATGAGTGGTATCTTGACGACTGGACAAACCCGAACAAACCGGAAGACAAGCCGCTTGTACCTGCTGACAGCTTGGCACTGTTAAGCACAAACGCTGATTATTCCATGTACTATGGAGCAATCACACTTATTAAGGAGCCGGACGGCAACTTTATGACCGTAGAGGGTAAATATGTACCGGACACATGGACAAAGCGTAAGCCTGCCCGCCGCTTCCTCAATCTGTCTTCTGCACCGTTATGCGTTCCGCATGATGTAGACAGCTGGTTTGTTGCAACGCCTATCTAATGGACTTCAAAGCACAGCTTGCCAGTGACATGAAAGTGTTTCACAACTGTGGAGAAATGGCAACTATGACTGATATATGGTATCAAGGCAAGAAACACTATTTGCCCATAATCATTGACCACACGGCAGCCGACGAACGGCAGAGAGGAAACGGGGACAATGCAGAGGGTATAAACCGTGCTTCTTGTCTGGTCTATATGTCATTATATGATTTTGGTTGCGTTCCCAAAAAAGGACGCCAGCTTGAAATTGACGAAGCCGGGGCAATCAATATGTATAACATTTCAAAAGCAGACTGCGAGGACGGGGAAATAATTCTTGAATTGGAGATGTTGGAAGAATGATTGAAATAACATCTGACGCAATAGAAAGAGTGGGAACCCTGCTGGCAGACGTTCCAAAAGGTGCAGAAAGAGTATTTGCCAGCGCTATGAACCGTGGTATTTCCAGAGTGAAGACACAGGCAATAAAGCAGGTAAAAACCGTATATGCCGTAAATGGCGCAGCACTGACGAAAGCAACCAGAATAAATATAACAAAAGCCAGCACGGGAAACCTTGTGGGCTTTGTTTCGTTTTCTGGCGTGAAAATACCGCTGTACAAATTCAAAGTAACGCCGACGAAGCCCGGAACTGGAAAGCAGGTGCGGGCAGCAGTTAAAAAAGGCGGTAGCGGGACACCATTTGAAGACGCTTTTATTGCAGAAATGAAAAGCAATGGTCACACCGGAGTATTTGAGAGGACAGGGCGCAAGCGTTTTCCGATTGAAGAAAAAATGGGACTATCAGCAGCACAGATGGTGGGAAACGAAGATATTATAGACGGGCTGGAAAAGGAAGCACAAGAACTGGTAAATGAAAGAATTATACACGAAATGAACAGGATTTTGAATGGTTATGGAGGGTAAAGAATTATGACACCAGTTTTTTTGTTGGAAGAATTGCAGAAATTCATTAGTTCCAAAACGTCTGACATTATTTTGCCAGTGCGAACCAGAACGGGAAGCAGCGAAGAAAAAGAAAGAGCAGCAGCAGTTTATAAAATGGGGCTGCCGGAAGCAGACGACGTACAACAGAAAGTGCCATACATTCTGTTAAAGTTCCTAACAGGGACGGACGACAAGAAAGCAGGCGAACCAGAGGAAGACAGCTGCAAAGTAAGAATAATATTTGTGGTGTATTCAGAAGATGGGCAGGACGGACCGCTGGCACTTCTCAATCTGATTTTGAGAGTGCGCAGCGAATTGAAGAAAGCCGGGACAATCGGCGGCGGTCAATTTGCTTTGGAACTGCCGCTGGAATATATCGTATATCAAGACACCACGCCGCCATACTACATGGGCGAAATGGTGACAAATTGGAGTATGCCAGTCACGCAACGTGATGTGGCAGAGATTTTGCACAATTTATAGACAGGAGGAAGACAAAATGGCAAAAGTGACCACAGCAAGCGCCACAGCAGCCGAAAAGGACGCTGAAAAGGTGCAGGCGGTAGAAAATACCACAACAGAAGAAAAAGCCGTAAAAACGGCAAATACGCAGTCGGAAACAGTAAAGCTGATTTACATTGGACCGAACCTGCCAAAAGCAATGCTGCCATGCAACAAGATTTTTGAGGGAACAGACAAAGAGATTGAAGAAGAACTTTCTTTCATTCTTGAAAAGTTCCCGCTTGTAAGAAAAATGCTGGTTCCTATTTCCGAACTGGCAGACAAGAAAGACAAGGTGAAGACAACCGGGAATGTATACAACAAGTATTATTCAGACTTAAAGGCTGCCGCCCTTGCATACGCAGAACAGGAGGTATAACAAATGAGTGACGTATCACATGGAGTAAACGCCAGCAAGACAAACAATGGCGCAATCACGCCCGTGTCCGTAGATACTGGCGTGCATTTTGTGGTTGGAACAGCACCCGTGCAGATGGTAAACGGAAAAGTAAATGAAGTCATTATGGCTTCAAGCTACAAAGAAGCAGTGCAGGCGTTGGGATATTCCGACGACTGGAAGAAATACAGTCTTTGTGAAGAGATTTACACAGCGTTTACATTGTTCAATTCTGCGCAGGTGTTCTTTGTAAATGTTCTTGACCCTAAGAAGCACAAGAAAACAGTTGATGAAACACAGATAGACGTTGTAGACGGTCAGATTGTATTACCTGCGGAAGCAATCGCAGGCAGTGTGGAAATCACAGGAAAGACAGCCGGGGAAGATTACGAAGTATTTTACAGTGACACAAACTGCGTTGTGGAGTTCTTAAAAGAAACCACAGGCAAACTTACCGTGAAATATGACGCCGTGGACGCTTCACAGGTCACAAAAAGTGATATTATCGGCGGTTACAGCGTAAGCACACACAAGACAACCGGACTTGAGCTGATTAACAATGTATTTCCACTTTATACAAAGGTTCCAGACCTTATTTTGTGTCCGAATTGGTCACATGACGCAGAGGTTGCAGCTGTAATGTCTGCAAAGGCAGAGAATATCAACGGACTGTTTGAGGGTGAAGCAATTCTGGACATTGACTGCACGGCAGAAACCGGGGCGACATACTACACGGAAGTGCCAGCATGGAAGAAACAGAAAAACTTCACAAAAAGAACAGAAGTTGTCTGCTTCCCTAAAGTTGCGCTGGGAGATAGAGTTTTCAATCTTTCAACACAGCTTGCAGCCAGTATGTCAGCCGTAGACAATGCGGAAGAGTACGGCGGCGGCACACCTTGCGAAAGTGCTTCAAACAAGGGTATACAGGCAGACAGAATGGTTACTGCGGACGGTTCGGAAGTAGTCATGGATATTCAGCAGGCAAACTACTTGAACGAAAACGGCGTTGTGACTGCACTTAATTTCTTTAATGGCTTTGTAAGCTGGGGAAATTATACGGCTTGTTACCCTGCCAACACAGACGTGACGGACTATTTCTACTGTATCAACCGTATGTTCAAGTGGGTTGCAAAGACGCTTATTTTGACGTACTGGAACTACATTGACAGAGGAATTAAAAGACGTCTGATTGACGCAGTTGTGCAGTCAATCAATGATTGGCTGGCAAGCCTTGCAACTGATGAAAAAATCATTGGTGGACGTGTGGAGTTCAACGAAAGCGAAAACAGCACAAGCCAGCTTGCAGCAGGAATTGTGCGTTTTCACATTTATATGACGCCGCCATCACCAATGCAGAAAATGGACTTTGTGCTTGAATATGACTTGTCATATCTTGCAGCACTGGTGGCAGCATAACAGGAGGTGAAACAGAATGTCAAAAGTTGACGAATTAGTTATTAACTATGCGATTTACGAAGACGCCGTAGAGTATCTGGGAACCACAGAAGTGACACTGCCAGACTTGGAGTACATGACGGAAGAGTTGAGCGGCGCAGGCATTGCGGGAAATATCGAAGAAATAATTATCGGTCACTTAAATGCAATGTCAACAACTTTCAATTTCCGAACTGTCACAGCGGCAGCAGTCAAGCTGATGGAACCACGGGTACACAGAATTGACCTGCGAGTTGCACAGCAGAGAATGAACCTGCGCACAAGCGCAAACGAAGTGTCCGGCGTTAAGCACATTATGAAAGTAAAGCCGAAGAAGACAGCACTTGGAAAAGTTGCAGCAGCTTCAACAGCTGATGTAAGCGGTGAATATGCCGTTTCATACTATGCAATGTACTTGGACGGTTCAAAGGTAACGGAAATTGACCCGTTAAACTTTGTGTGCATTATCAATGGCAAAGATTACTTAAAGGACGTCAGAAAAGCATTAGGCAAGTAAAAAAGACAGCAGGAGCCAGCGGGAAGACCGCTGGTTTTTTCCTGCCTAAAATCAAAGATATGGAGGAATAAACAATGTCAGATACAACAAATACAACTGAAAACATGGAGCAGGTAACAGAGCAGGAAAAGGAAATGCAGGAAGCACAGGCAAGCGGCGTGGTCAATTTTGACGACAAGAAGAAAGACAAGGAAGAAGACGGCAGTTTGAATTATACACACACATTCAAAAAGCCCAGAGAGATTGAGGGAAAGAAGTATACAAAATTAACTTTCTATTTTGACAATTTAACTGGTGAAGATATTGAAGCAGTAGAACAGGAACTTGCAGACCAGAACAAATATGCACTTTCACCGGAAATTTCCTCTGCGTTCCAGTGTATTCTTGCGGCAAAAGCTGCGGGGGTTGCTTCTGATGAAATCAGACGTCTTCCGGTAGGTGATTACATGAAGATTAAGAACAAAGCAAGGGATTTTTTAATTGCTGCGGGCTATTAAAAATTAAAGAACCCGCAAAGTTCATAAGAAAGCAGATATACAAAATGTCAAGGGCTTCACATACGCCCGTCCCGTTCTGGCTGCAAATGCCTATACGCAGACTTTTTGCATGGATTGAAACCATAAATGAAGTGGAAAAAGAAGAAGCGGAAGAGCAGAAACAGAACAGCAATAATGCGTAGGGAGGTGAAACAGCTTGGCAGGGTCACAAAAGGAATTTGAACTGCTTTTTAAGCTGAAAGCGTCGCTGGGTGGCAATTTTAACAGCACATTCAAAAGCGCAATTAACACCAATAACCAGTTACGGGACAGCTTAAAAAATGTCAATTCCCTGCAATCAAAGATTGACGGCTACACAAAGCAGTCTGCCGCTATTGACAAGAACAAAGAACGGCTGGCGCAGCTTAACGCAGAGCATGACCGATTACAGCAGGAATTGCAGCAGACAGGCGAACCCACAGAAGCACTGCGGAAGAAGCTTGAAAAGAATGAAAACCAGATACAACAGACCACTGCCAAAATTGAAGAACAGGAAAAACAATTAAACAGTTACGCCGACGAACTGAAAGCAGCCGGAGTAAATACGGATAATCTGGAAGAAGCCAACGGAAGACTGCAAAAGTCTTATGAAAAGCTGCAAACTTCACAGCAGACGTTGCAAAAACTGAATGACAAGCAACAGCAGGTAGAACAGAGCATTTCAAAGACAAAAGGACAACTGCTGGGAACTATTGGCGCAATTAGTGCCGTAGCCGCCGCAGTGTATGCAGGACCCGTGCAGGCAGCGCAGCAGTACGAAAAAGCAATAGCAAAGGTGGGAACCATTGCAGATACGCAGGAAGTCCCACTGGGCACATTGTCACAACAGATAATGGAACTGTCAAACAAGACAGGAATTGCAGCCAATGCCATTGCTGATGATGTGTACAACGCTATATCTGCCGGGCAGAAGACAGGTGACGCCGTAAACTTTGTTACAAACAGTACGAAGTTAGCAAAAGCCGGATTTGCGGAAAGTTCGCAAACGCTGGACGTATTAACAACCGTATTAAACGCATACGGCATGAGTGCGGACAAAGTAAGCACAGTATCAGATATGCTGGTACAGACGCAGAACAAAGGTAAAGTGACAGTAGGAGAACTGGCAAGCAGTATGGGTAAAATCATACCGACTGCAAACGCCAGCAATGTTTCGCTGGAACAGTTATGCGCCGGATATGCAATAATGACCAGCAAAGGTATTGCAGCCGCAGAAACGACAACATACATGAACAGTATGTTAAATGAGTTGTCAAAGTCTGGAAGTACGACAGACAAGCTATTGCGGCAGAAGATGGGCGGCAGCTTTGCAGAATTGATGGCAAGCGGTAAATCACTTGGGGAAATTCTGGGAGGTATACAGGAAGAAGCCAGCAAGTCTGGTCTTGCCCTATCTGATATGTTCAGCAGTTCAGAAGCCGGAAAAGCGGCAATGTCGCTTCTGTCAAACGGAGTTGACGGCTTCAATTCAAGCGTACAAGACATGGTAAACAGCGTTGGGGCAACAGACAGCGCATTTGCCAAAATGGAAGACACCACAGAAGCCAAAATGGAAAAGGCAAAGAACAGTATAGCAAACTTGGGTATTGTTCTTGGTCAAAACTTACTGCCGATTGTCGGAAATCTGGCAGACAAAGTGGCGGTTGTGGTCACTAAAGTTTCAGAATTTGCAGCAGCAAACCCAAAATTAGTGCAAACAGCCCTAAAGGTAGCAGCGGGGCTGGCAGCATTGAAAGTGGGAATGTTGACAACAAAGCTGGTTACATTATCAGCGCAAGACGGCATATTGTCACTGGCAAAAAAACTGCTGGGACTGCGTGCCGGATTTATTGAAAACGCAGCAACAAGCGTAAGTTTTGCGGAAAAGCTGAAAACAGCTGGAAGCGGTATATTGTCATACTTTGGCAATGTAAAAGGCGCTATGGGCGGCGTAGGTTCTGCAATAGGTAATATATTCAGTGGCAACAGAGTTATTGGAGCAGTAACAGGCTTTATGGGCGGCGTGAAGCAGTCCATTGTCAGCGGCTTTTTAGGAATTGCAGGAAAAGCAAGCGGAGCATTGACAGGAGCCGGGACAAAAATGCTGGGACTTATGCTGAAACCATTTTCACTAATTGGCGGCAAGCTGGGTCCGATACTTGGAACGGTAGGCAGTGCGATTGCAAACAGCCCACTTGGAAAAGTAGGCGGCTTCATAACAAAGGGAATTACCGGAGCATTTAGCAAGGCAACAACACTGATTGCACCGCTGGGAAATGCGGTAAAAACGGTGCTGGGTCCTATTGGAAACCTTGCAAAAACAGCACTGGGACCGCTTGGAGGTATTGCAGGAAAGATACTGCCAGTTGTGGGCGTTATCACAACAATTATTACAGTAATACAGCTTGTAAAGAACCATCTTGAAGAGATAAGGGGATTTATACAGCGGACTTTCGGTGATGAAGCACTGGCAGTCTTTGACAAGATTGTTTCAGTCATTACCAACATAGGCGACACCATAAAGAATGTGTTTTCTGATGGGAACATAGGTGCAGCCCGTGACAAGATACAAGAGTTGTTCGGAGATAAAGGCGCAGCAGTCTTTGACACGTTCGTAAATGTACTGGGAACAGTCAAGAACGCAGTTTCAGAGGTTGTGGGCTTTATAACCACATACGTTGTACCAGTTGCAGAACAGGTATTGCAGGTAATTGTTACACAGGTAATACCGGGGATTGTTAGTTTTATTCAAGCGGCAGCCCCAACCATTATGCAGATTATACAAAGCATTGCTGATTTTATCGGTGCAATTATTCCAGTGATAGGAAGCTTCATTGCTGGTCTTATGCCGATTATTTCAGAAATAATCACATTCATTTCAACTTATGTTTTGCCGATTATTTCAGAATTATTCAGCTTTATTTGTAGCACGGTGCTTCCGGCAATTTCCGCAGCAATTCAAGCAATTTTGCCAGTGGTGACAAACGTATTGCAAACGCTTTTACCTGCGATACAAACAGCACTGACGACAATCTGGAACATAGTTTCACCAATAATTCAAGGAATTTTAGCAGCAATACAATTTGCAATGCCAACAATCCAGTCTATCGTACAAAGCGGAGTTCAAGCAATTTCCGGTGTAATTTCTGGAATTGCAACCGTACTGAATGGAATTATCACTTTCATAACTGGTGTATTTTCCGGGAACTGGCGGCAGGCTTGGGAGGGCATAAAGCAAATATTTTCTGGAATTTGGCAGGGTATCAAGTCAGTGTGTACGGGAGTTATCAACGGCATTATATCTGCGGTCAACACGGTTATACGTGGATTGAACAAAGTAAAAGTGCCAGACTGGGTGCCGGGCGTAGGTGGAAAGGGTATAAACATATCTGAAATACCTATGCTGGCGAAAGGTTCCAAAAATACACCAGACACGTTCATTGCTGGTGAAGCGGGACCAGAGTTAATCACGAACGCACCGGGGCGCACGGTGTTTACAGCAGACCAGACAAGAAACATTCTGGCTGCACAGAATACGGCAGCCACAACAGCGGCAGCAGTAGCGCCAACAGCAGCACAGACCACAACAACACCGCAGACGGTGAACAACTACAACACAGCGCCAGAGGTAACAGCGGGCGCGGGAAGCGGCGGTGGAAGTGCAAACAATGTAACTATCAACAACAGTCCGACAATCGTTATCAACGGGGACAAGCCAGAAGACTTGGACGCAAAACTGGAAGAGAACAACAGAAAGTTGCTGCGTGACGTTGAAGACTTGTTGGACGAAAAAGAGGACAAGGAGAAGCGGCAGAAATATGACTAAAAGCTATACAACAATTTCTGGGGATATGTGGGACAAAATCGCATTTGAACAGATGGGAAGCGCCCTGCACACAGACAAACTGATGAAAGCTAATGTCAAGTACGCCAGCACCTACGTTTTCCCAGCCGGGGTTGTATTAACAATCCCGGAGGTGGAAGACGAAGAAGACTTGGAATTGCCACCATGGAAAAGGGGGTTGCTGACGTAGCGTGAGTGATAAAAACATGGCACGCCGGGTGGAACTGCGCTTGAAGTTTCAAAACGTAAAAGTTCCGGCAGACATTAACAAATATTTAAGCAGCCTTACTTTCACTGATGAAGAAGAAGACAACGCAGACGACTTGCAGCTTGCGTTTGATGATAGAGAAAGAAAGTGGCTGGGAAGTTGGCTGGAAGTAAAGCCAACGTATATCAAGACCACAACGACAGTGCAAAAGCAGGTAGAAACTGCGGCAACTGTCAATTATGTTGTAAAGAAAGGTGATACCCTTTGGGCTATTGCCAAAAAGTATCTGGGGAGCGGTACGAAATACCCGCAGATTGCTTCTGAAAACAATATTAAAAACCCTAACTTGATTTATCCGGGGCAGGTTTTCAAAATCACAACAGGCGGCACAGCGACGCAGACAGTGACAGAAACAAAGGAAACCACAAAGAAAGTATCAGACCCGAAGTTGATTTCAGCAACGATTGTGCAGAAGAACTGGCACGACAACGGAAAAGACGCAGTGCTTGACTGCGGAACCTTTGAACTGGACAGCGTAGACGCCAGCGGACCGCCAACGAAAATCACGCTGAAAGGCACTTCAATTCCTTATACATCAACATTGAGGGTTGAAAGAAAATCAAGGGCGTGGGAAAACACGGATTTGAAAGTGATTGCCGGGCAGGTAGCGAAAGAAAGCAGTTTGAAAATGATGTATCTTGCAGCAAACGTACCGAAGTACAAGCGAAAAGAACAGGTGCAAACGTCAGATATTGTTTTCTTACAGAAACTATGCAAAGCAGCAGGACTGGCGCTGAAAGTAACCACATTAAATATTGTTATTTATGACGCCGAAGAGTACGACAGCAAGCCCCCTATCAAAACTATAAAATATGGCAGCGGTGATTATATTTCATACAAGCTGGGAACCAGCCTGCATGATACAGCATACACCAGCTGCCATGTTTCATATACAGACCCGGACAGCAAAGAAACCATTGAAAGCACATACACGGCAGATAGCACGGAGGGAACCGGACAGAAACTTGAAGTCAACGAAAAGGTGAGCAGCACAAGTGAAGCATACGAACTGGCAAAAAAACGGTTGCGTGAAAAGAATACACAGCAGTTCACAGCCAGTTTCACCATGCTTGGTGACGTGCAGTTGGTGGCTGGCGCAACAGTCAAATTAAAGGGCTTCCAGCAGTTTGACCGTAAGTACAAAATAACCAAAGCCACACATAAATTGACCGGAGGTTATACCACACAGATTGAATTAAAACAGGTATTGGAGGGCTATTAAATGGCAGACTTAACAGAAATGAAAAACACCATAAGAATTGGAACGGTGCAGAGTGTAGACGCCAAAAAAATGACAGCCCGTGTGAAGTTCAAAGATAAAGGCGGCATAACGTCCGGCGATTTGCACATTATCAAACGCCCGGTGTACGTCCTGCCAGCAATGGAAAGCGGGACAGAGGGACAGACGGCAAAAACAGAACTGAAATACGACTACGGCGGCGAACTGCTAAAGAAAGTAAGCCATAGCCATGAAGCCTTTGTGTCCGCATGGGTTCCGGGCGTCAATGATATGGTGCTTTGCATAATGCTTCCAGATGGTGACGGTGACGGGTTCATTATTGGGGAGGTGTAGCGCATGGCAAAAATAGGAAGTCTGGGAAATCTGGTTTTTTCAGTATCAGAAAATACGGTGCGCACGTTTGATGAACTAAGCTGGAAAGTGTCTTCAAAGTATGCGACACACGACAGGCATATCAAACGGGACGTATTGGAGTTTTTAGGACCGGAGCCGGACGCAATCAGTTTCAAGATGGCATTTAGTGTTTTTCACGGAGTAAACCCATTAAACGAAGTCAAGAAGCTGAACAAAATGTGCCATAACGGCGAAATTTCAACGCTGGTTCTGGGCGGCAGAAAATACGGGTCTTATAAGTGGGTTATAACAGGCATTAGCAACACTTTGAGCAAATATGACAATGCGGGCAACTGCTGGGCTGCCACGGCAGACGTAACATTGAAAGAATATCCAAAGAGGTGACAAAGCATGGACGTGATAAGAGGTGACGGAAGTTTGCTGAAAGAAATTGACCTTGCACCAGCAAACGTACATCAAGCCGTCTTGCAGAATATAGCAGTTATTCTGGACACAGTGCAGGGGTCCTGCCCTATGTTCCGTGATTTTGGATTGCCGGGCAGTTTGTACGGAAGACCGCAGCCAGTGGTTGAAAATATAATGGTTGGTTACTTATATGACCAGATAGAAGAATTTGAACCACGGGCACGGGTGGCAGACATTCAGTTTGAACACGACGCAGCCACAGGGCGCACAATACCTATTATCTATTTGGAGGAGGTGACAGAAGATGAGTGACAGAAAATACCCGGACGTTGATTTTGTGGAAACGGACACGGAAACCATAGAAAGTAACTTGATTGCGCTATATGAAAACTTTGTGCAGCAGGTGCCGGGGCGTGAACGCTACAAAGTGTACCCAGCGTCACCGGAAAGACTTTTCATATCATGGGTTGCAAATATCATTGTGCAACAGCGTGTCATAATCAATGAAACAGCAAAAAAGAACGTGCCACGATATGCGGACGGTGAATACTTGGACAGCTTGGCAGAATTATTCAAGGATTTGGAAAGATTGCCAGCAAGTCCGGCGTCCGCAATGTTCCGCTTTTACATATCACAGGCGCAGGCACAATCAGTGATTATTCCTGCGGGCACCAGAATTTCTTTTGACGGTGCAATTCTGTTTGAAACAAAAGAAAATCTGGAAATCAAAGCCGGGCAGACATACGGGGACGTTGAGGGCGTTTGTACTACTGCCGGAGAGGTTGGAAACAATCTGGCAGCGGGGCAGGTCAAAGAACTGGTTGACTTATACGACTACTACCAGAAAGCGGAGAACATAACAGCCACAAGCGGTGGAGCGGAAGAAGAGGACGACGCCAGCTATTATGAGCGTATGCGTGAGAGTATGGAGAGTTTCAGCACGGCTGGACCTATCAACGGATATATCTATTTTACAAAGTCTGTGTCACCAGCAGTGGCAGACGTGGCAGTGACAAGCCCGGAAGCCTGCGTGGTAGACGTCCGGGTGCTTTTGCAGAAAGGACAGCAGGCAACAGAAGCAGTTCTGAAAGAAATTGAAACAGCGCTGAACGCTTCTGACGTTCGACCGCTGACAGATATAGTGACAGTATCAGTGCCGGAAACAGTACCATTTGACATTGACGTGACCTTTTACATTCCACAACCGGACGCAGCAAGCACCACGGTAATTGCAGCGGCGGCAAAACAGGCGGTTGAAGAGTACGTGGAGTGGCAAACAAGCAAGATGGGGCGTGACATTAACCCGTCATATCTTACAGCAAAGCTGATGGAAGCAGGCGTGAAACGTGTTGAAGTCAGAAAGCCAGCATTTGCGGTGGTTGATGATATAAAGGTTGCGAAACTGGGAAATCAAAACATTCTGAATGGAGGTATTGAAAATGTCTAATACAATTTACAATGCCGACTATTCAGACTGCCTGCCAGAAGCACTAAAAAAAGACCCCAAAATGGTTGCATTGGCAAACGCCACAGCAGCAGCACTTCTGGACACTTCCGGGATAATGGACACAGTTTTGATTTATTCCAGATTTGACGAGCTGCCGGAAGAACTGGTGGACATTCTGGCATACGATATGCACGTTGACTGGTACGACTACAATTACCCGCTGGAAGCAAAACGGGATTTAGTGAAAAACAGTGTCAAGGTTCATAAGAAGATGGGTACGAAATACGCCATTGAAACAGCACTGGGCAGCTTATTTCCAGAAAGCGAGGTTGAAGAGTGGTTCCAGTATGAGGGAGAACCCGGACACTTTCATATTATTCTTGACGTGACAAACCAGAAAATCACGGCAGATTATGCAGCTATTATCCGGGCGGTGAAAATGTACAAGAGATTATCAGCACACATGGACGAATTAACCTATCAAGGACAAGTCCACGGGGTCATATACACCCACGGTGAGTATTTCAAGTATAAAACACCAATGACCGGAAGATTAAAAGCCGGAACACACCCGCAAAGGAACACAAGGGGCGGCATAGGTGCGGACACATTCATTGTGGGTACAGAAGCAGCCGGGTTTATATTCACAGCACCAGCAGCAGGCACGGTGCCATATAGAAGCACTGTATTTGCGCAGCAGGCGGCGCATATTGACGCAGACACGGCATTGAACGTGTTTGGGTATACAAATACACCAGCCGGACGAATAAGAGCCGGAGAAGAGCCGCAGAGGAACACCAGAGGGCAAACAGACGGGGCAGCAGTCACAATGGCTGACACGGTGGAAGCATACAGCTTCACGGTTCCGGCAACAGGAACCGTCCCAGAAAGAAGCACGGTGCAGAAGACACAGGGCGGCACCGTGGGAACCAACACGCAGGCAATGGGGTATTCATACGGCGTCAAGCCGTGTGGAAGCACCCGGAAGCTATAAAAGGAGGTGAAAAGCCATGTTGACAACAGACGCAATCAATGATTTCAAAGATTTCATTGACAACATCATTGCCTATGCAAAAGTAACGGTCAACGGCGCTTCTGAAAAAAAGGTGATACACCGCAGGGAACGCCTAAAAGACGGCAGGGTTGCTGTATATGTGCAGATTACCCCGCAGGTAAGCGGAACCGCTACTGTGCAGCGGGTGCAGCTTTACAACAAAAACAATAAGTTGTGGGCAGACAAAGCGGTGAACATTCCTTTGAAGAATGTGCAAGAGGGCGTGTTATACCGTTTTACATTTGATTTCACAGAAAAGGAGGTGTAACAGATGTACGAACAGACTTTGTGGCAGGACCATGTAACTGAATTTGAAGACAGATACACGGAAAGCAGGAATGATGATGGAACAATCACCCACACACCAGTTGAGGGCGAAATTATCCAGCAGGGAACGCCGCAGAACGCAACCAATTTCAACCACATGGAAAATGGAATTTCAAACGCAACAGAGGTGGCAGCGCTTATGGCACTTTCAGCGGTTCATCACCAGCAGGCAATAGCAGACTTGCAGGGCGAAACAAAGACAGTGACTTTGAAAAATACGCAGTCATACCCGTTCAATAATTCCCAACAGTCCGTGGCACTGGCGACAGAAAGAAACCACATGGACTACACCGTGGACGCAGAAATTGTGGACTATACGGGCGGTTTTCCGGGTGACATTGTTATTTCAGACAAGTTGCTGAATGGTTTTAAGATGGCACACACAGGAAGCGCAAAAAGCGTGACAGTAAAAATCTATGTGAAAGGCGGGTTTTATTGATGGCAGCAGGCGTGATTATTAAGACAGAGGAACGCAGACAGCATGAAGAAGCTGTAATGCGTTCTTTTGGCGTACAGGGCAGCGGAACGGCAGCCCAGAGAGAAGCAGCGGAAGTTATCGCAGCAAGAAGCAGTGAAGTTGCAAGAAATCAGAATGGAGGTAGAAAGTATTATGGCTACTAATAAAATCAACGTAGTTGAGAAGACGCCGGGCACACACATTGAATATGCGTTGTCTGGCGGTAAAAAAATCACTTTTGGTGACGACGAATTGACAATCAACCTTGCAAGCCGTGAAAGAGATTATGAAGTATCACTGGACATTTGCATTGACGAAGAAGACGGCGTGGTGATTGGAACTGGCGGCAAGGCGCAGAAGTACGCTGCGCAGATTGTTATTCCTGCCAGACGTTATGACGTTATCGAAGACGGAGAGGACGAAAACGGAGAACCAAAGGAAATCCCGGTGCCTATTCCGTTTGATATGTCGCTTTGCACACTTATTCTTTGGGGATTGGAGGTATAAAACATTATGTCTAATTTTGATGATTTAAGCATGGCGGTTGCTTCCTTTGGCGGCAACAATGCAGTAAAGTTTGATGATTTGGGTATGCCGTCAATTATGGTGGGTATTCCAAAAATGAAATATTCCGACTTAATCACAGGCGGCACACAGGAAGTATTGCCGTGGTGGAAAATTGACGGGGTAGAGAAAGAAGTTATCTGGGTGTCTAAGTACATTAACACCGTAGTCAATGACCGTGCATACTCTTTAGCACTGAAAGACCCTAAAGCATACATTGACTTTGACACAGCACTTGCAGTATGCCGCAGAAAGGGTGAGGGCTGGCACCTTAACCAGAACGGCGTATTTGCCGCAATCAACCTTTGGTGCATGAAAAATGGCTTCACGCCCCGTGGAAACACAAACTGGGACAGAAGCTATGAAAAGGGCTATGAAAAGGGTATCAACACATATATTGATGGTTCACACGGCGGCGGCAGAACTGCAACTGGTTCTGGTCCGGTAACTTGGAACCACGACGGCAGCCCGGCTGGAATTGCTGACCTTTGCGGCAACTGCTGGGAGTGGGTATCTGGTCTGCGCTGCGTAGATGGTGAAATCCAGATTATACCATACGGAAACGCCATGAAGTCTGATTGCAACATGGGTGCAAATAGTACAGAGTGGAAAGCAATTAAGCCGGACGGCACACTTGTTGCACCGGGAACAGTTGGAACATTAAAGATTGACAGAACCAGCGCCAGTGACGCAACACTGCGCATTAACACGTCAGTTACAACACAGACAACCGACAGCAACGATACAAGCCAGCCTTTCAAGGACGTAAAGGCAGCAAGCGGCGTAAGTATTCCGCAGATTTTAATTGCAGCAGGATTATTCCCAGACAGTGCGCAGACAACGCCGGGTAGATTTTGGGCAAGAAACAACGGCGAAAGACTGCCGCGCCGGGGTTCGTGTTTCAACCACACTTCCAACGGTGGTGCTGGTGCGCTGAGCTTGAGCGACCCCCGTTCTTTCGTCAACTACAACGTTTCGTTCCGTTCCGCTTTTGTGGAATAACTGGAAACTGGGAACTGTTATACTGTGGGGCTTACGGCAGTAAGCCCCTATTTTGAAAATACAACAAAGGTGGAATAAAAATGCCGGAAAACACAGCAGAGCAAATGCCACAGCTGGACAATGTGCGGGACAATGCGACGCAGGAAGACTTCAAAATGAAAAATAAAGTATATGAATTGTTATTATATGCAGGACCACAGCTTGAAGAATTTCCGAGAGCGAAAAGAGAACTTGCAAAGAAAATTGACAGTTCAATGCTTGATGTCCTGCGTCTGGTTGTGGCGCTTGAAAACAAACATTACAAGAAAACGACGCTGGGAGAACTTGACAACGAAGTTGATACATTAAGACATTTGGTAAGGCTTGCAGCTGACTCAGAATATACAAGAAGCAAGAAACCATGTTTGCCAATGAAAAAGTATGAAATAATGTCAAGAAAAATAAATGAAATAGGACGCATGATAGGCGGTTATTTCAACTCAATAAACGGCAGTGAAACCACAAAGAAGAAAGATGGTAAATAGCAGGGTAACACCTGCTTTTTATATTATGGGAATAAGCCGTTAATAGAGGACTTGCCGTGCCTATCCGGGGTTCGAGTTTCAACAACACTTCCAACGGTGGTGCTGGTGCGCTGAACTTGAACAACCCCCGTTCTAACGTCAACAACAACGTTTCGTTCCGTTCCGCTTCACCCCATATTTGCCCGTAGTCGTGCCCACAAGTGGACACGTCCAGTGCATTTGGGTTAAAGGGGTTTATTTCCATTCCAAAGGCTGCCAGCCGGGAGCCGTAGGAAAAATATTGAATTGCCGTAAAGATAGTTAGTAAGCCACAGGCTGAAAGTCAGAGCCGGAAACACTGGCACTGAATGCATATATCACGTTTGGGCTGCGGAAGAACCGCAGTTTGATTTGTACGGCGAAATTTTAACAACAGGAGGGAAAAGGGAATTGCACAAAATCAAAAACATTTTCCCTATAATTTATGACTTTGAAAATCTCTTCAATGCGTATAAAGCCGGGATAAAGTGCAAGAGGTACAGACCAGATGTGATGGCGTACACGGATAAGCTGGAAGAAAACTTGATTGAATTACAGAATGAATTTATCTGGCAGACCTACACCGTGGGGCGCTACAACATATTTTATGTTTACGAACCGAAAAAGCGCATGATTATGTCATTGCAATTCAAAGACCGGGTGGCACAACACGCTATATATAGCCAGCTGAACCCGCACTTTGAAAAGCAGTTTATAAATGACAGCTACGCTTGCAGAGTAGGCAAGGGAACACACAAAGCAGTAAACCGCCTGCATAACTGGTTGAAGCAGACAGACCGGAAGCCGCAGCGTTTCTATTATTTGAAACTGGATATTGCAAAGTATTTTTACCGGATAGACCATGAAGTATTGATGGACATTTTGCGGAAAAAGATTGCTGATGAAGATTTGTTGCACGTCTTGTCAGTAATTATAAACTGCGAAGACACAAACTTTGGTCTGCCGCTGGGCGCAGATATTGGCGACGTGGCGTTTGATGAATTGCTTGGAGAAGTTGGGCTGCCTATTGGCAATCTGACTTCACAAATGTTTGCAAATTTGTATTTGAATGAACTTGACCAGTTCTGCAAACACAAACTGCACCTGCACTATTACATACGTTACATGGACGACATTATAATTTTGCACCCAGATAAAAAGTATCTGGAAAAGATAAAGAACAAAATTGCGGACTTTCTGGGAAAAGAACTGCGGTTGCAGCTTAACAAGAAAACCTGCATAAGACCAACCAGCATGGGCATTGAGTTTGTAGGCTTCCGCATTTGGTCAACACACATAAAATTGCGCAAGAAGACGGCAAAGAAGCTGAAACGACGCTTGAAATATATGTTTGCAGCATATCACGCCGGAGAGATTGACAAAGATACACTGGATAGGTCCGTTGCTTCATACAGGGGCATATTACAGCACTTCAACAGCAATGGTATGCGCCAGAGCCTAAACGAACTGTACTTGCAGGAAATGGGCAAGCCATATCCAGAACCGGAGAAGAAACCAGACAGCAAATGTGGTCTATTCTGCGGATATTACGGCAGCACTGATGATTATATCAAGCAGCCAGAAGAAAAGGAGGTGACGGACAGTGGAAGCAATACAGACGCTTAACCCAGCGGACGTCTGGGAAATGGTACAGAAAGCTATTGTATGGCTTGCGGGAATTGGGATTGTTATTGACATAACGCCGGGAATTAAAGTACAGCCCGTGCGTTGGTTGATTAAACAGCTGGGAAATCTTATGAACCACGACATGAAAGAACAACTGGACCAGCTGCAAAAAGACTTTACAGACCACAAGGTTGACAGCTGGCGTATGGAAATTCTGGAATTTCAAAGCAGTTGCATAAATCACAGACGCCATACAAAAGAAGAGTTCGACCATATCATTGACATACTGGCAAAGTATGACAAGTACATCAAAGACCGCAAGTTGACAAACGGGCAAGTTGACGTTGCGCATGAATACATACTGGAAATATACAAAGAGTGTATGCGCACAAACGACTTTGCTTTGACAAAGCCGGAAGAAAAACCATAGGAGGTACAAAACAGCAACATGAAAAGTTTAATATTTTTTATCATTGGATTTGCACTGGCATTAGCAGTGCTTTTTTTATGGAATTTGCAGTATTTCAGACAGCGCAGGAAGAAGAGAAAAGAAGAGTTGCAGGAACACCCGGAGAGAAAGACCAGCGCAACAAAAATCATTATCTTTTCAATTCTGGCGACTTACTACATAGCATTTGCCGTGGGCGTGTGGGTAGTGGTCACAAAGGATTTTTACCAGTTATCAGTCCTTTTGACGTTCGTTGGCGGGGTAACTGCTGCCGCAGTAGCGTTCTACTGCTGGAAAGCAAAGGCAGAAAACCTGCTGAAAATCAAAGCTGCATACCCGGAGTTGTCCGGCACGCTGTCTGACTTTTCAAGTATGACGCAGTAGCACCGGGGAGGTATAAGACATGGGACTAATAGGAAAAACAACACCAGAAAAGATTTGGAATTTTCTGAAATCAAAAGGGCTGTCCAGTTGTGGGGCAGCCGGATTGATGGGGAACTTATATGCAGAAAGCGGGCTGAACCCGCAGAACTTGCAGAACAGCTATGAAAAGAAGCTGGGACACACTGACGCAAGCTACACAGCAGCCGTGGACAACGGCAGCTATGGAAACTTTGCAAGGGACGGCGCAGGCTATGGGCTGGCGCAGTGGACATACCACACCAGAAAAGCCGCTTTGCTGGAATATGCAAAAGCCGCCGGGAAGTCTATTGGCGACCTTGAAACACAGCTGGGGTTCCTTATGAAAGAATTGACAGAGGGCTACAAAGCCACACTGTCAGTATTAAAGAGCGCACAGACCGTCATTGTTGCTTCAAATGCAGTGCTGACACAGTTTGAGCGCCCGACAGACCAGAGCGACACGGTGAAGACAAAGCGTGCAGGATATGGGCAGAAATACTATGACCAGTACGCAGTCGGAGCCGTTAGCAATAAAAAGAATGGAGGTACAAGCAATATGAATGTATCAGAAGTAAGAAAGAAATTTGCAGCAAGGGCGGCAGCATATGTGGGAGTGAAAGAGGGTACAGCAGCACACCACGCAATCATTGACGCCTACAACAACCACAAGCCGTTAGCGCAGGGGTACAAAGTGACATACCATGACGCATGGTGTGCAACCTTTGGTTCAAAGATTGCCATTGAAGCAGGCTACACAGACATTATCCCTACGGAGTGCAGCTGTGACCGTCAGATTAAGTTGTGGCAGCAGATGGGGCGCTGGTGCGAGAATGACGCAAAGGTGCCGGAACCGGGCGACTATATCTATTATGACTGGGACGACAACGGCGCTGGTGACTGCACAGGCAGTTCAGACCATGTGGGCGTTGTGGAAAGCTGCAACGGTAGCACTATTACTGTTATTGAGGGCAACAAGTCCAATGCCGTTGGAAGAAGAACACTGGAAGTCAACGGGCGTTATATCAGAGGTTATGGCGTGCCGGACTTCTCAAAGAAAGCAACCAGCGAACCTGCAAAGCCTGCGGCACCTGCACAGCCTGCACAGGGAACAACCGGGGAACAGGTATACACCGTGCAGAGAGGTGACACGCTTTCTGGCATTGCTGCAAAGTATGGCACCACATACCAGAAGTTAGCAAGCTACAATGGAATTGCAAACCCTAACGTCATTAGTGTTGGGCAGAAAATCAAAATTCCGGGAAGCGGCGTGCGTACATACACCGTGAAGAGTGGTGACAGCCTTTGGGCAATCGCAGCAAAGCAGCTGGGCGACGGTTCCAGATACAATGAAATTAAGACCATGAACGGTCTTACAAGTAACACCATTTACGCTGGGCAGACATTGAAGCTGCCTGCATAATCAACAGGAGGAAAAGACAATGGATAATGTAATTTATGCAGCTGTATATTTTGCCGTAACACTGGGGGCGTTCTTGATTGGTAAGTACGTTTGCCCAAACATTCCGAAGAGTGTAGCAGACAAGCTGGGCGAACTGTCAGAGTGGGCAGCAAAGTTTGTGGAATGGGCAAAAGAGTTCAAAAAGGATAAGACCGGGGAAGAGAAGATGGCAGCAGTTGTGGAGCAGTTGAAGAAGATTGCTGATGAAGCCGGGCTGAATGTCACAGAAGACCAGCTGAAAGCTATTGCACAGACGGCATACAATGCCATGAAAGCCGGAGAGAAAGAAAGCAACACCGCAGAACCGCTGGAAGCGCTCACAGCCACACCAGCTGCAACGGTAGTGATTAACACCACGGCACCAGTGACGACAACAGAGAAAGTGGCTATTGCCACAGACAATGTGCCGGAGGGCGCCACGGAAACCAACGCAGACGGCACAGTGAACCTTTACGACGCAGCCGGGAACATTACCGGGAGCGTGACAAAGGAAGAAGCAGAGAAGATGGCGGCAGAAGTCACAAAGATTGTTGACGAAGAGGGAAACACGCTGGCAGACCTTAAATAATGCCGCTGACGCTTTGCAGAATAAGCCAGAATGGGAAGAAAAGACCGTAAGTGGAGAAATACACCACTTGCGGTCTTTTTACGTTTACGGGGCAAATACGGCGTTATATTGCTTTATATGTGTACTCAATCCCGCTTTCAGTCGCAGTGATTGTGTCCAGCTGGTCTTTATAGCAGCCACGGGCAGCAGTCGCACGGGCTTTTCTGACGGCTTCATTTTGGCTTCTGGCGCTTATATGCAGCCAGTCAATGCGGACACCATCATTGTTCACAATGGATATTGCAAAGGATTTGTGAGCAATGCGCTTCACAGAACCTTTGCCGTTGCACTGGTAGCAATGCCCGGTCATACCGGATTTGTAAATGAATTTACCGGAGCCACCGCACTTGCTGCAAGTAATTATATCAGACATATTCACACCCCCTACATTGTACCGATAAAATCAGAACTGGTAAGCGCCCAGAACTGGGCTGCGTGTATAGTTGGAAACTTTGGTATTTCCCATGTGATACTGTCATACACAATCTTGTATATGCCGCCTTTGTTTACCGTCAGATAGTATTTATCAGTATCACTTTTGCGGTCTGCCGGGTGCGTGTCCTGCACCATGAATGAAAGCCCATTCTTTCTGAAACGTCTATTATAAGATTTTCCCATATATTATCACCTTTCTTTCTGGCTGGCTGCTATGCAATAGCAACCAGTCTTTCTGCACCCATCTTTCTTTCACGAATAACACCATCTTGATTGCTTTTCAGCATACAAGTGATTGTCTTCCCGGTCTTGCTTGGGATAAGGTCAACAACTGTGCTTGTATATCCATAATTCCAAACGATAACGTCCCCGGTCTTTAATTCTTTGACTGCCTTTGCTGCCTGCTGATTGTATATTCCTTGAAGTTTGATTGTCATTGCTTTGCCCTCCGTGTTCTGTACTTCTTTAACTGTCTTTATTATATACTTACGGAAGTATAAAAGCAATGGACAAAATAAACAAATATACTTCCGTAAGTTTGTATAATATGTATACTTCCGTAAGATAAAAGAAAAGCCCCAGCAAATGCCGGGGCAGGAATTAAGCCACACCATACAAGCGGGAAGACTTGCGGAAAGTCTTATGGACGCCGCCCGGTGTGCCGTCTGGCTTGACGGTCCAGTGCTGCTGGAAGCTGGAAAAGTCACTGCAAAGACGAACGGTGATTGTCTTTGGTGTTTCCTTTATGATTTCCACAACGTCCCACAAGAAGCCGTCTGCTTCTGCAAGCTGTGTTCCAATTTTGATTTGTTCTGCCTTAATAATATTCATAGTGCATGACCTCCATAATTTTGATAATGCGGGGCAGCAGTGCCGCCCCCAGATATATTAGCCACGGAAGACCGGGCAAGACTGACCACGAAACATGGTCAAGCGGATTGCGTGTGACAGCTGGGCTTCTGTCATATAGTCAGTGTCAAGGGACTTGCAAAAGTCGATTGCCCACTTGATACCCTGCAAGGTCTGACGGTCAAGTATGGCACGCTTTACGCCCTCACTGGTAGCGGCTGCGTATCTTGCAAGTGTGTTCTCACAAGAGAAAATGAAGTTTGCTGGAATGTTGATTGATAATGCGTTCATGGTTTGTACCTCCGTATATTTGAAATATTGTTGTTGCTTCCTTAACTATCTTTATTATATACTTACGGAAGTATAAAAGCAATCGGCAAAATACACAAATATACTTCCGTAAGATTGTATAAAATGTATACTTCCGTAAGAAAACAAAGTGTGATATACTGATTAAAAACCACAGGAGGTGCAGAAAATGCCAGATACAACAGAAAAGAAGACCATACCGAGAGGACCAGCAGCCACGGCGGCAAAAAACAAATACCGTGATAATAATTATGACCGCATGGAACTTGCGGTGCCAAAGGGCATGAAAGCCCGCATAAAAGAGATTGCAAAAGAACAGGGCTATTCATCACAAAACAACTATGTTGTGGAAGCGGTAAAAGAGAAGTACCAGCGGGACACCGGGGAGGAATTGACGTGGCAGAAAGAATGATTATAGAGCCAGTGAAGAGGATAGCAGAAAATTATCTGGAAACCAGAAACAAGGTGATTGAAAACTGCTGGCGCATGATAGTTGGGAACGACACACCAAAGCAGGAAGACGGCTGGCTTGAAGTAATGAACGGCAGGCAAACAGAAAACGGGATTGCTAATATATACAACTTTATGTATAAAGGGAAAAGAGCGCTGACGCTGGAAGAAGTACAAGGGTGCGGGGCAAGCAGGTATTTTATCAGCAGCGGGGAATATACACTGGAAGACTACATGAGAGCGGTGCAAAATAATTCTGAAAAACTGTGAAAAAACTATTGACTTTATACTTCCGTAAGTATATAATAAAGATAGTTAAAGAAGCAACAATACTTTGACGAATACGGCAAGGGAAAGGAGAAAACATGGCAGACAATATGACAGATAAACAGTTTGAAAAAAACGGAATGGAAACTGAAATGGAAAGCAGAATTGCAGACCCGTTCAGCTGGGACGGACACGAAGCAGAAACACTGCTTGTTTGCGAAAGTGGAAGCGGAAGAGCAAAAGAACTGGTGGCAGTTGTGAAAGTAAAGACAGAGGGAAGACCAGAAGCATTTTACAGAGTGAGAGAAGCAGGAGAAAAAGACGTTGACTTTGAAAGCTGGCTTGAAGCGGTAGACTATTACAACTGCATTGGAGTAGAGAGCCACCCGGCAACACCGGACACCGGAATTGCAAAAACAGAGTTGCAGGACGAAGACTGGAAAACAGCAATAGCACAGAAAAAACCAACAATCCCGGCAGGCGCAGTGGTAAAGATAACTGGAACACTGAAAAATATGTATGGGGACTTTGTGAAAGTGGAATACAACGGCGTAAAGTACACGGTTGAGCCACGCAAACTGGATATGCCAAAGACGCTGGAAGAGCAGAAACAGGCAATCAGAAAAGCAGCACTGGCAGCAGGCGCAAAGATAATTGAAAATAATTAAAAAAGAAGAACCCCAGCAGACCGCATATTTGCCGGGGTTCTTTATTTTGTACTAACTTAACACAGCCCACAGGAGCACTGGATTCAAAGGCAACAGACAGTCTGCTTAGGCTGTTCAACAGGATAAACGAGGACGGACAGACCATTCTCATGGTGACACACAGCACAAAGGCTGCAAGTCATGCCAA